GATTTTGACCATTTTAAATACCAACGTTTATTAACGGTTGAATCTATTGTATTTCCAAATCTAAACGACAAAGAGTTACAAGATTCTTATAAAGCAATGGGTGCCGATGCACTACTTGGTAAGATGCTGACAATTGGTGAAATTGCAGATGCATCAGCTGCGGCACAAGAAGCTAATGGTTATGAAGCTGATTTGGAGGATTTGGTTGAAGAAGTAAAAAACTAATTGAGGATGGTGATGGTGACGCTAATATCATGCATTGGTGGGTCCATAAAATGCGTCGCTTACCATCTGAATATATGTCTCTATCGCTAGCAGATAAGGCCTGTATTATTGCTTCGCTACAGATCAAGATTGAAGAAGATAAAAAGCAGGAACGAGAGGCGAAGCGTGGAGCAAAAGGTAAACGAAAGAAATAAAACTAGCGATTTGTGAAGAGAAGTATGCAAATAGTAATAGAATTACCTCTATTATCCAAGTATATTTATGGGTAAGGAGGTAGAGTGATGTTAGAGAAAATCTTATCAAGATCAATATCAATATTTTTATATGTAGGTGCATTAATGTTTTTACTTGCCTTCATAAGTTCATTTACTAAAGATACATTTTCAATATTTACTTCTGTTATTTTCATTTTCATTGCAATTTTGTTAACTTACTTTGGACAAAAACTTTGGAAGATAACAAAAAAGCAAGTAGCCTGTGCAAGTACGAGGATTATTAATCAAACAGAGCGTACAAAAGAATCTAAAAGTCAGTCTTATAAAGGTGTAATAACAGATGAGTATTATGATATTGTAACAAGGCATATCGTTGATAGTAAATATTGCAATATCTCTAACGATGAAGAGGTATTTATAAAAGCTCTACTTTTAAAATTACATCAGAATAATCTGAAGTCAGTGAGTTTACAAAGGATGAGTACTAAAGATATTTCGGTAAATTATAGTGGCTACCCAATAGGGAAAGTGAAACTACAGGGTAAGAAAACATGGATGCAAATTCTAACGGGGTTACATGATCATAATAAACTTGAAAATGCTTCTCTTGAAGAATATATAGACTCGATTGATTTATGGATTACTTATATTAAAAAATTAAAATTGAATAATTGAAATTGAAAATATGAAAATAGTCATAGAATTACCTCGATTATCCATGTATATTTGTGTATAAGGAGGGTATCTATGAAAAAACTTTTTAAATTTGGTTGTGGTGGTATTATTGGATTATTCATCTTGTTAGTAATTATTGGGTCATTGCTAGACGATGATAATCAGAGTACGAAGGAGAAAGAAAAGGAACCATCAACAACAATTAACTCCGATTCAAATAAAGATGTACAAGATGAAGAGCAAAATGTAAATATTGGTGAAGAATTAAAAGTTGGAAAAGTAGCATTTAAAGTTAATTCTATCGCAGAAGTTAATGAGATAAGCGCTGCAAATGGTTACATGAAATACACTCCAGATGCAGATGGTGCAGTCTTTTTAAACGTAAATGTTACTGTTAAAAATGATGGTTCAGAGATGATTCAAACCGATTCTAGTTTTTTTAAATTAAAAGCTTCAAATGGAGTATCATATACACCGTCAACTATTATAGTCGCTGATGATAAATATTTTGTTTTTGAGGGTATAAATCCAGGGCTCGCATTAACAGGAAATATCGTATTTGAAGTTCCAGCAGGTTTAACAGATCTAGATTTACAAGTTCAAACTGGTTATTGGGGAACAGAAACAGGACTAATAAATTTAAATTAATTTGTGGAGTCACTCATTTTGAGTGGCTTTTTATTATGCCAAAAAAGAGGTGAATTCATGGCAACAATTCGTACCGCAATACAAATTGAAGATCGTTTGAGTCAACCCATCAGGGCTATGCATAATGCCATTTCAATGATGGTAAATCAAATGGAGCATATGAATGTGGCTTCTGGAAATATGTTTGATACTTCTACAATTGCGTTGATGCGTCGAGAGTTAGGTAACGCAGCGAACTCCATGAATCAAATAGAAGAAGAAATTCATGCTGCTAATAACGCGCAAATAGGGTTAAATAACCGTATTCGTGATGGTACAGATGCGATGAATGGTTTACTTGGTAAAGTGATGGGGTTAATTGGTGCTTACTTATCTTTGCAAGGTTTGAGTAAAGTAATTGAGATTTCTGATGAGTTAACCAATACCAAAGCACGTGTACAACTACTAGTTGAAGATATGCCTGTAATCCCTGATCAGTTAGCTAAAGTTGATTTTGGACTAGGTGATATGAGTGACATTGACCTTGCGCAACAGATGATTCATGACGCTGCTCAACGCTCTTATTCATCATTTAAAGATACTGCTGACATGGTTTCGAGAATTGGTACTAATGCTCGTGATTCATTCAGCAACTTGGGTGAGGTAGTAGCATTTACTGAGCTTGTACAAAAACAATTCGGTATTGCAGGGGCAAGTGCTGTTGAAGCGAGTAATGCAACTATTCAGTTATCACAAGCTTTAGCCAGCGGTGTGCTACGTGGTGACGAGCTCAACTCAATTTTTGAACAAGCACCAAACTTAATATCTACTATCGCAGACTACATGGGTGAACCTTTGGGGGCGATACGTGATTTAGCGGCTGATGGAATGATAACAGCTGACATCGTAAAAAATGCAATGTTTGCGGCTACGGATGAAATCAATAAAAAATTTGATAGCATGCCAGTAACATGGTCACAAATGTGGACTTATTTTCAAAACGAAGCTTTACGTGCGTTTGGTCCAGTCTTAAAACAAATAAATGACATTGCTAATAGTGATCGTTTCAAAAAATTTGTTACTGGCGCAACACAATCTTTATATTCCGTTGCAAGTGTTGCGGGGCAAGTTTTACAGACGATTTCAAATGTAGGAGCTTTTATTTATGATAACTGGCATCGAGCTGAGGCAGCCATTGTAGCAGGTACGATTGCATTGGGAGCTTATGCAATAGCAATTGCATGGACAAACAGAGAGATTGCTATTAACTTATTCATGACCGCAACTGCAGCAATACGTAATTTGTGGTATGTTACAACAACTGTTTTAGCGACTTGGGCAACCTACGGATTTACAGCAGCTATGGCAGCTTTAAGCATTGCAATAGCTGCTAATCCAATCGGATGGCTGATTGGAGCTATAGTAGTTTTAATAATAACGTTCTATTTAGCTATCGCAGTAATAAACCATTTTACAGGATCTTCTATCAGCGCCACAGGAATAATTGCTGGAGCGTTTATGGTGTTAGGGGCTGTAATTTATAATGTCATAGCTTATATCTGGAACATGTGGGCTTCTTACGTTGAATTCTTTGTAAATGCCAAACAACATGGAGTTTATGCAGTAAAGCGATTGTTAGGTAATTTAGCGAATAATGCGATTGACATGGCAACAAGTATGATTGGCAGTTTTGACAGTGCAGCTACGAATCTTGCGAATATGTTCATCAGTGGAGCTAATATGGCTATTAAGGCGATTAATTGGGTGATAGTTGCCCTTAACAAAATACCTGGTATCGACATTGGTAAAATAGGTCAGGTCGAGGCACGTACGTCAGTAGTTGCTGATTACTCTAAACTGAAGAAAAATATAAATGCATGGGTTGGCGATACACCCGAAGGTTATTGGGAAGCACCCAAAATGGAAATGAAGAATTTAGACGATGCTTGGGACACGGGTAAAAATTGGGGTGCTAATCTATTTAATTTCAACAAAGATAAAACAGGCCCTAATACCGAAGCCCTTATGAAGTCTATTAACGATTCCCTTGGTTTAGGGGACAAACTTGATAAAGGCAATGAGGCAGGTAAGAAAACAGCTGACAATACGAAGAAGGCAGCTGATGGTATTAAAATGATGAATGAGGATTTAAAATACCTTCGTGACATTGCTGAACGTGAAGCAATCAATCGATATACAACAGCCGAAATCAAAGTCGATATGAAAAACGAAAACCACATTAACAGCGATCTGGACATTGATGGAGTTTTCGATAAATTTGGTGAACGTGTAGAGGAAGTTGCTGAAATGCTAGCAGAAGGAGGGCCAACAGAAGATGTATAACTTTTTTGTAGATGGTGTACAGTTTCCTGTTGCGCCTGCTGAATTGTCTACGAAGATTAATGGTAGAAACGAAACCATCGTATTGATGAACGAAGGCGAAGTCAACATAATAAAGAAAACTGGACTAACGGATATTGAGTTTGAGGTATTACTCCCAAACGTCAAATATCCGTTTTCTGTTTATCCGAACGGTTTTCAGCCAGCTACCTTTTATCTTGAAAAATTAGAAAAATTGAAGGTTGATGACAAACCATTTCAGTTTATTGTCAATCGTATGATGCCGAATGGCAATCTGCTTTTTGACACTAATATGACTGTATCAATAGAAGAGTATG